TTATTTATCCTCCTTCAATTTAATATAATTCCCAGTCAAGGCTTCGAACATTTCTGGATAATGTCCGCACCTAGCCCTCAACTGATTATACTTGGCTTTTTCACCATTTTTCTGTGTATAAAGTTTTCTATCATAAATAATATCTGCTAGTTCAGATGCATGAAGTGTCTTATCTTTAACCTCTGATAATACTATTTTCATTGCTTCCTGCAAGGTGTACTTAGCAGTTGCTGCAGGAGTATTAACTTTAGCCTCAACACTTTCTTCATATTTCATTAATATATAAGCCGGTTTATTATCTTTTAAAATCACTACTTTTCCTATATCATCTACAGTTTCAAATACAGATTCCGTTTCATTTAATGCCTTTTCAATTGGTACTAAACTATTAATATTAACTTCCATATTTTTCACCTCACCTAAAAGGTATCATATACATTGTATTTTGTAAATACAAATGTTTAAACAATTGTATAATATTTCGCAATAAAAAACGGCTGACTTGAATTTTTGATTCAAATCAGCCGTTTTGTTCGTTTATTTATTCTCCACCTAATTCCATCTCTGTTCCATCCATAAAAGTAACCAGCAGTTTCCCACTTTCAAAAACTTTTACGTGGTCTAATGTCTTTAACATAAAGTTTGTATCAAAATCTTTTATGTGTTGACCATCTTCTGTAATATCTGCAAACTGCATTGCTCTATACTGTTCTAAAGGATTCCCAAACTCTGCAAACCTCTCCCAACGTTCCTTAATTACTTCCCTGTTATCAATCAAGGCATTCCAAGCCATAATATAAGCCTCTTCAAGTACTACCTCATCAATATGTCTATTTGTGCATCCTTGTACACCTTTAACCCTATATCGTTCTTGGCACTGCCATATCTTGCGGTATTCTCCTCCCGTTTTCCATCCCTTTCTTGTAAATGCTTGATTGCAAGTTCCGCAGATTATTTTTCCTGCAAAGGGGTTTGTTTCTGGCTTATGTGAATAGGAGTTTGTTCCATGTTCTTCGATGTAATTGTTTCTACGTTGTTGCTCAAGCTGTACTGCCTCCCATAATAATGGGTCTATGATTGCTTCGTGGTTATCTTCAATATGATACTGCTGTATTTGTCCTTGGTTCTTAACTCTCTTCTTTGTAAGAAAATCCACTGTGTAACTTTTTTGAAGAATTGCATCACCTTTGTATTTTTCATTACTTAGCATACTCTTTAGAGTAGTTGCCTGCCATGCTGCTTTCCCATTCCAGTTTTTAATTCCTTCTTTTTCAAAAATCCGTTTTATATGGTCTACTGTTTTTCCTGAAAGATATTCATCATAAAGTCTTTGAACAATCTTTGCCTGTTCTTGATTAACTACCAGGTTGCCATTTGCATCTCTGTCATATCCTAAAAATCTCTTTGTACTCATGCCAAACTTTCCGTTTTCATACCTTCTGCGGATCCCCCAGGTAGAGTTTTCAGATATAGACCTACTCTCATCTTGTGCAAGGGAAGAAAGAATGGTAAGTAGTACCTCTCCCTTTGCATCAAGCGTGTCAATATTTTCCTTCTCGAAAATTACTCCAATGCCCAGCTCCTTTAATTCTCGGACGTAATTTAAACAATCCAATGTATTTCTTGCAAATCTGCTGATGGACTTTGTTATGATGCGGTCTATTTTATGTGCTCTACAATCTGCAATCATTCTATTGAACTCATCACGTTTTTTAGTGTTAGTTCCTGTAATTCCTTCATCAGCATATATTCCTGCAAACTCATAATTAGGATTCTGCTGAATATAGTTTTTATAATAATTCACCTGGTTTTCATAGCTTGATAGCTGTTCTTCTTGGTCTGTAGACACGCGGCAGTATGCTGCCAACCTTATCTTGTGGTATGACTGGTCTGTTCCTGATGCCCTTATCATAGTCTGTCTTGCTGGTATAACCGTAATACTTCTTGCCATCTATCTTTACCTCCTCAATTACTGTAGGTTCAGTTATATTTTGTTTTGTTGCTTCTTCATCCGATATTTTAACGCCCTTGCAGGCAGATTTTCCTTCATTAATATAGGTGGAACACCACCACTCAATTTTCTTGTTATATACCTGTTTCCTTCTTAAATTCTTACCGCAGTGTGGGCAAATAAGCATACCCGATAATGGATATCGATTTTTATACTTTTCTGTGCCATTCGTCCCAATTTTTCTTTGCTTTTTACGTTTCTCCATGATTTGCTGAACCTTCTCCCATTCTTCCTTACTAACAATCGCAGGATGATTCTCCTCAATATAGTAGCTTTGAACCTCTCCATTGTTTTTAACTGTTTGATTTCTTCGGTCTTCAGGAGTGTAATATTTCTGAAGTATATAATCACCTTTATATTTTTCGTTGATAAGAATTCCTCTAATAGTTGATTCATGCCACTTCCCACCTGTTAGAGATGCTATATTTTCGTTGTTAAGTTGTGTGGCAATCTTGAAAGCTCCTAACCCACCTAAATACATTTCATAAATTCTTCGAACCATTTTTGCTTGTTCTTGATTTATTATTAAATCCCCATACTCATCTTTGTCATATCCTAGAAAACGAGTTGTGTTTATCATAATTTCTCCACGTTCAAATTTCTTCTTTATTGTCCATTTGTTATTCTCACTCATACTCCGAGACTCCTCTTGTGCAAAAGAAGCGAGGACAGCAAGCATCATCTCACCGTCCCCTGATAAGGTATTGATATTTTGTTCTTCAAAAAAAATGCCGATACCTAGTTCTTTAAGTTCTCTTGCAACCTTTAGAACGGTAACGGTATTACGTGCTAACCTTGAAACCGACTTAGTAATAATCAAGTCTATTTCACCATTTTTTGCTCTTTCAATCATTGATTTAAATCCAGGGCGATTTTCGCTATAGCCTGATACACCTTGGTCTACAAATACTCCTACAAACTTATAGTCTGGATTAGATGTTATAAGTCTTTCATAAGTGGATGTCTGGTTTTCAAGGGAATCCTCCTGTTTCAAACTATCTGTTGAAACACGAGCATAAGCACAAACTTTCAGTTTCCTTTGTTTGATATTTTCAGCCCTTGGCTTTACAATCTTTACTAGCATAATGCCTCCTCCTTTCTTTTTGGTAGTACTATATATCACTCTAAAGGCTTGATAAGTCAAGCATTACAACGGTATCAACCTTAATTTAATTTAGTCTGAGCAAACAGATAAATTGCAAAAAATATAGGCCGGACAAATATAAAATCTGCCCGACCGTCTACTAAATCTTTTTAGCAAAATCTAAGGAAATCCATCCATCTTTCTTATTAGCATAGGACTTCAATAGTCCCCACTTTGTAGCGCCTTTTCCTTCAGTTTCTTCTACAATCGTAAATACTCCTTTACCTGAAAACTTACCTATTGTTGCGTAATTTGTTCCAGGTCCTTTTCTGATGTTTAAATCACCGATGGAAACACGAACAAGATATGGTTTAAATGCCTCTTTGCTTTTATCTGAATTTTTATTATCATCTTCTTCAACTGACACAGTCTTTTTAATGCCATAATGTTTAGCAATACAATCTGCTTCTGCCTGTGCCAATTTCCTAAGGTTAGCATCTTTTAGTAACCATGCTGTAGCTTTTGTATTGGTATGAAAAGAATGCTCTAGTATTATCGCAGGAGTACCTACTGCATTTGCTCCACGTAGTACAGCATAGTATTCACCATTATTACCTCTTCGTTTTGCTATCCTCCCAGATTGTTTTGTCTGCATTGCCTCTTCAACTACTTTAGCAAGTTTTAAACCTATATCATCAGTTCTTCCATTTAAAAGCACATAGGCAACAGGATAATCTATATTATCATTAACTGCATTTCCAACAGCATTAGAATGAATAGAAATAAAGAGGTTGCACCCTTTAGATACAGCCCCTCGTTCATATAGTCCTCTATCCTTTTCCTGAGTTTCCCTTGTAGTAACAACTGAAATCCCGTAGGTTTCAAGTTGCTCCTTTAGATATAGGTGGAGTTTCCATACCATATCGGATTCATAATAATTTCTATTAGCTGGAGAACGATTATACTTATCATAATGTCCAGCATCAAGACAAACCTTTAATGCCATCCTATTTCTCCCCCTCATTGTGATTTTTTAGCTGGTCCAATATGTCCTTAAGTTTCTGTGGTACTGGCAATCCAATCTGTGCTGCATTCTCAACAATGCTAATTCCTTCATTAGATATATAGAAGAATATAACTGCAGTACGAATTACACTTCCATTCTTAATTAGATGAACATCAATAACATGGCCCACTCCTACAAGACAGAATATAAGTACCTTCTTAAAAATCCCTCGGAAACCAACTTCTGAGGAAAGTTTCTTTTCAATAACTGCAACCATAAGACCAGTAACATAATCTACCACTACAAAAATGACTAGAGCATAAAGAAAACCATCAAATCCTCCTAGAAAGTAACCTAAAAAACCTCCCACAGCTGCAAACCCATATTGAATAGATGAAATAATTTGTTTCATACACTTAACCTCTCTTTCATTTTGGCATGAAAAAAGCAGCTATCCTAAAAGGACAACTGCTATTCTATTTCGTGCACTGTATAAGTTATTTTCATTGTCTTATCTGCCGTCTTTATAACTGCAGTTGACAAATTATTTATTGTGGCAAGATACGGTGTAATTAACCATAACCCTTTATATACTCGATATGTGCTATTGTAACTGTATCTTCCAAAGGTAATTGCATATGGACCATATTGAAACAACTGGGTACAACAATAATTCAATGGATTTACATTTACTGTTTGAATTACTGTATCATCTGCTAAAATAACAAAATCAGAACCACAGATAACATCAGCCATTTTATAAATATAAGTTCCACTGTAATCTGCACCACTAGACATTGATGATGTGAATTCAAATGATATCTCTGTAATGTCGGCACTGTTGTTAATATTAATCTTATACATCCCTGTCTTGTTATACTTCATAACATAAAGGTATCCATTTCTAATGGTGCTTTGCACATACCTATAAGGTTTAGATGCATAACTTGAGTGGTAACCTACTTGATTAATCTGAGCATTGTTCAAAGTCCAAGTGCCTTCAGTATAGGAATAATCAGATTTTCTTATCTTAATCCATTGTATTGTTGCATTCCCACTTGAATTGGATCTACCCATAAAGCCATACCAAAACCCATCCTCGCCATCATAGAAATCATAATATCCATAATTGCTAGATGCATAGGAATTTATAAATATCGAGGGTTGAATTACAATAGTTTCAAGTAATTCATCTCCATCATCTTGCAAAGAGAAGTTTAATCCCACTTGCCTGAAACATTTTCGTATTTTCTTGATTAGAATCTGATTTGAAGTATCCATGGAAATACTGTAAAAATAATTGCCTTCAAAATTTACCTCTACTGCATCTATATACCTACTAGCTATTTCCCCTTCAGCGGTATAACTTAAATTTTTCATATTTAAAAGTTTATAACTTGTATTATACATATCTCCCCAATAACAAACCCCTGCTTGCCTATGGGTTAAAGCAACTGCTGAAATTGTTCCATTCCCTTGACTCGTTGTAAAATCCCACACGTATTTGTATCCACGCTCAAGCTTTCCAGACTCAGTAAGATTTATACTCCCTCTCATCACGTTGGATGTTGAATTTACTACCATATTTGCATAACCGACACATGGATTATTTGATGGAGCGTAAATGTTATTAATATCCTCTACCAACGGATCTGTAAAAAGTAGTATTCCTCCCATGGCATATCCACAGATAGGCAGAATATTTTCACTCCACGTAGTTCCTGAAGTTTCTTTAATATTATAAAACATACCCTCAATATTGTTTTCAAAAATCTTAGGTACTGCATTTGTAACCATATTTTCTTCCTTAATTATCTTTACTTCTCCTGTATTTACATCTGTGAGGGCAATTTCAGTTTTCCCTATAATCTTCATCGTGCCACCTCCTAATTCAAATAATGAATTGTGATGTTGTTCACATATCCATCTTCTGCTAATATAAAGCGAAACATATAATGGCCTGTAGTTGCCATAAGGGCCCAGGCATCTGTTCCAATCTCTTCTACTGCACTTTTTGTCATACCACTCTGTGCTTCAGAAAGGCGTGACCATGTGCTATTAACGTAAGTGTACCAGGTTTCCCCTACATCAAAGGACAAGGCAAACAGAGTATTCTCATCAGAATCAATTGTCACATTTTCAATTCCTGATATTGTGCTGTCAGCCATAGATACATTTTCTGTGTATACCGTCTGATTAGGAGGCAGTGCATTAATTTTCATCTGTATAACTGGTAGTTCATCATCAGAGTCATGCCAGAATAAAATCCCTGGATTTATAAGTCCAGTAAGAAGTTTTGCATCAGGCATAGCATCTACTCCATTTGTCTGAAATAGTTCTGCTGTAAGTTCTGTAACATTCTCAATTTCAACAAGAGTTTGTGTTTCGTCTACTGTTTCAATGGTATAGATTTTTCCATCCTTATCTGTAACAAGAAACTTTCTATCATAAGGCTCTTGTATAGAAATTAGTCCATAAGACATTTCATAGTCACTGCCCGTATCATCAAGATGAGTAAATGTTATCTGTACACTTTCTCCTGCATTAAGAGTAAAAGATTTTGTGCCACCACTACAGACTAGCTGGCTTGTACCAAGGTAACTGCTATTTTGTGGTGCTTTAATTACATTTAAAAAGATGTCACCAGTATCAAATAAAAACACCTCATAACAGAAATATCTATCTGATGAGGTGCTATTGTACTGAGCATATCCATCCCATTTCATTCTTAAAAAATGATAATAGTTATAAAGCGTCCCTTCTTCCCTCCAAAAGTTATACATCTTTGTATCCCTTCTGCATACCTTTAACTGCTCACTTGAAGTTCCAAATCCAAACCAGCTATTACCGCTAACATAGATACTAGATGCCACAACATTATTAAATCTAAACCACTCCACACCTGTATATGTCAACGTACTGTCATCATGCCCCACATTATTGACTAGTTGCACTAAATTTTCCGTAGAATTTAATATTTGCTCTATACTTTCATAATTAGCCATCTTTATTCACCTCCAAGGCATCAACACGGCTAAACTGCTCCGTTTTTGCCATAACCTTGCATACTCTTCCTCTATCAACGGAAAGCTCATTACTAGTGAAATTAAATTCTCTTTGAAGTTCAAACCTGGTTTCTGTTTTTACATAGTAGGCTGAAAAATTCATTTTCTTCTTATCCTCTATGGTTATGGTGTCCTTTACTATAACTGGATTTACCCTTAGTTCCTCCTCAAAAGATATAATTGGCATACCACCAATACTAACAAGTTGTAATTCTTGTGATAAGCCTTCAGATGTTGGTGTCAAAAATTCAATATTTACCTGACCCTCAAAAGATACTGGCTGAAGAACTCCTCCAATATAAACAACTGGCATTTCATCTGAAAACTCAAGACGTCCATCCCATATCTTGTTAGAAGAAAGACCCTGTCCACTTATAGTTGCTATTGCTTGTGTTCTTCCAATACTTGCAGTTCCCCCAGTTATCTTAAGCCATACTTTGAAAGTATTATAAGAGTTGGCAAGCAGTCCGCTTAAGGGATAATACAGATTTAAAATATGCTTACCAGAATTATAAGTTTCTGTAGGGTGATAAGTGGTTAGTATATTATCATTAATGATGTAAGTAACTTCAATTTCTGCTTTACCATCTTCACTCCAAGAAAGTGTGAACCTCTCATCTTTTATAATTTCTGTACCACCTTCCACAAGAGGAGGAATCGTAATCGTTCCTACTGCTTGCCCTGTCTTTTCTATAGGTTCAGCATTCACATTTAGCAAAATAGAAGCATTGAATTGTGCATCGGTATCTTCATTGGATGCAAACTCAATGCTTACAATTTGTGTGTTTGTAGTTGTAATTGTAAAAGGCGAAGCATTCATATAGGAATGAACAACAATCTTTCCTGCTTCAATTTGATTTAAAAGTCCTACAATATTCTTATCATTCTTACTCTTAGCTTGAGATAATCTTGGGTTCTTCCCCACACATTTTAGATTATGCTTTCCATTTATACGATACGTGATATTTGTAATTGCTGTTATTTGCCCTTTATCCGCTTGTCCTCCAGAAAAGGTAATAACATCTCCAAGATCCAAAGCTGGATTTCCGATAGTTGTACTATCAAAAGGTAGATAACTAATAACTGAAATATCAGTAAGTATATTCTTAAGCAAGATTTCTCTAGTTTCCTTAAGACCAAATTGTAGCAGAGGATTTACACCAAGATTCATGGTAAGTGCATCATCTGTTTCCAAAGAATAATATTCACTTATCTGAGTTTTTATATTTGTTGAACTGATGGCAGTATACCTTGTTACAAAATCAGAAAAACTGCTGGAAAACCTATGAGTATTAGGGATATCTACAACAGATTGATTTGAAAACTTGCGTAATTCCAGCTTTCCTTCCCTATTTATTGTTGCAAAACATCCCAACACCTGTGCCAAATAGTAAATTAAATCCCTCCACGTCTCTATATCATTTTCAGGATAAATTCCAAGGATAAATAGTCCGTTAGGCATAGACTCTATTTCCTCTTGTGTCTGAGCAAGCTCTACCTTACACTCCTCACA